AATGAAGAACGGGCAGCTCTATACCCGTGAACTGACTTTCAAGATAACCGGTGTCCGTGGCGGGGCGGACGGTTCCGATGCGGTAATTTATAGCCTTGTCACTTCGGCCACGATGGTCAGCAAGAACAAGAACGGCGGTTACAGTGTAGCTTCGGTATCCTGTCGGCGTATGAAGACAGTCGGTGCGGTCACTACGGCCACAACGGACGGGGAGTTGAAGTACAGTCGTGACGGTGCGGCCGAGGTTCCCATCGGTGATGGTGTCGGGGTGGCTTCCGGTAATTTTACCAGTAGCTTGAAGTTCGTGTTCTACGTGAACGGTCAGGCGGTTGATGTTGAAACTGTCCCGATGGTTGTGGACGGCAGTGACGGAAAGGATGGTGAGAGCATCACAGCAGCCGGTCATTGGGAATCCGCCAATACTCCGTATACCAAGAACAGTACAGTATCGTTTGCCGGAGGATCTTACTTAAGCAAGGTTGAAACCTCCAACCCTCCGATTAAAATCGCCAAGTTCAGAAACGGCAGACTCCGCAGGAAAAGAGACGGCGGATACATCCTCGCCGGCAGATCTGCGAACCGGACGGTACATGCGGACTGGCAGGAGATGGTTGCTCCCGTCGGACCGTCGGCGTCCTACTGGCTGGACAGTCCTGTCAGCGTGATCAACTTCACTTCAACAGGCACGCCATCCCCGTCTGGATTCCTTGTCACTTGCAAACAGAATGTGGCAGGCAATGTAAGCACGTGCAGCACGCTTTATCTGGCAGCCCGCAAATACAACGGAAGCTGGCTGGCTCATGTAGGTGCGACACTGAACAGCCAGATATCCGTACCTGCGACAGCCGGATACACCCAGTTTGCCGTCCGGGCTTATAAATCCGCATCTGACGCGAACGCATGGAATAATAATTTTGTCGCTGAAAAAGGGGTGGGTGTAGCTAATGATGGTGCCATAGGAGCAACCGGAGCAACAGGGGCGTTTCCCCGTGACAGAGGTGTATTCGCATCAGGACAGACTTATGTCTGGAATGCGGATTACCGGGATAAGGTCATATATCTGATAGGGGGAGTTTATTATAATTTCCTTGTAAAGAATTACGGTGCTTCCGTTACCGATGCACCCACATCTGTCAACGGTGATTCCAATTGGGAAGCCATGCAGAAGTTTGTGAATATCGCTACTGACACCCTGTTTGCCGATGGTGCGAATGTAGCCGGCTTCATGTTCAAAGACAAGGTTCTCAAGTCTTTTAATGACAAAGGTGAAACTCTTCTTATCAACGGTGAAACCGGGTATTTTAAATGCAAATTAGCAGAGATTACAGGAACAATCACGGCGGATAAAGGACGTATTGGCCCGTTCTCCATCATTTCGGGGGTATTGTCCTCAAAGATCCTTTATGAAAATGAAACAAATAAATACGTCGGTTTCAATTTGTCTGCCGGACAAATTGAGTTTTATAACGAAAGGACATTTGCAAACGTAAGAATCGGGGGAAACACGCAGTTTGTCACCATTGAAGGGATTAAGTATGATGCTGGAATTGACATACAGAGTCCAAATGCCATGATCGGAATGCACATCAAGACTCCGAGCATTCCTCTATTCGTGGAGGGAGGTAACATTTTCCTTCATCCGAACAATGACAGCTATGTTTCTCTTCGTGGCATAGTTGGCAACTGGAGGAATATCTCTGTTAAAGCTTCATTGAACAACAACGATGATAATGTGATGTTTATTAATAGAGACAATATAGAAGTGACGCTTCCTCCGGATGTTCCGGGACATACTATATACTTCAAACGTATGAGCGGCGGAGTAAGATTGACAGGAGGACGGATCCTGCCTGCTCCCGGAGGACAGGAGGTGTCTTATATTGATTTGGATTTTGCATCCGGCTTCATTAAGTGTATGGGTAATTATTGGGTTATGTTTTATTGCGGATAATTTAAATATAAAGTATGAGAATAAATTTTGCACAATTCCCTATTTATGATGGGATTAAAAAAGAAAAGCTTATAGCCAGTAACATCACTGAGGCCTTCGGTGACTGGATATATAAGAACGTAGCGGGCTTGAAGGCGCATCTCCTTGCTGAGAAGATATTCAAATCTACTGCTGAAGGTGTCGAGATTGACGAAGAAGAGGTGGATATCATAAGACGCTCCACCTCCATGCTGCCCGGTCTGCTGGCGGACTCACTGAATGATTATCTGGATAAAAAGAAGGAGTAGTATGAAAGAATTATGGCAATTAATCAAGATGCTGTTCTCAAGCAAGCCGGGTGATTTTGATACTCCTGAGCTACTTCCCATGAAGCATTATCCTTTCAAGGGATACCGTTTCATGATGTGGTGCGGACGGATGATATACCGTGCCGAGAACAAGGAGAACATAGATAGGTATATGCAGACCTATGCGGGTAAGGAGAGTATGACGCACGAAACCATACACCTGCGTCAGGCACAGGTTATCGGCTCATGGGTAAAATACTACTGGCGGTATTTTGTCGAGTGGATCAAGGGAAACCCTATCTGCCATCCTGCGAGCTCGGCATATTATACTATAAAATACGAAATGGAGGCGTATGCCAACGAGGGCAATCCGGATTATCCCGTGAACTATGACGGGAACAACCTTTCCCGTTATAAGATAAAAAGTGGCAGGAAGAAGCTGTACAAATCGGTTGGCGGCACTTCAAAAGCGTGGAAAACTTATATAAGAACTTTATAAAATTGATATTATGAGTGATTTGAATTTAGAAAATATAGTTGGCTTTAAAGCTGTGGATAAAAACGGCAACGAACGACAGGTGACCGTCGATGAGATGACAGAATTAGTTTCCGCACGGATTGTTTCCGCTGCATCAGAAATATCAACATTTGCTGCCGCTGCGGCAGCCGGAACAGATGAGTTTGAGGACCAGTTGCCCCAGTCCGACACCTTCTCTTGGCTCCGTACTTTGGACGGTTCCAAGAACCCAACTTTAACATCTTCTTCGGCTGCCGCGAAAGTCCTGGGAGAACTGATCGGTGTTGCTAATGCGGAAAAGAACGGATTAATGTCGGTCGAAGATAAAAAA